GGCGCTCGACGCGGCCTCGCTCGCCGCCGCGCGGCTGCGGATGCTGAAGCAGGCGGAACTCAACTCGGCCGACCGCATCGGCATCGGCCCGAGCTTCCTGTGGGTGCCGGCGGATCTCCAGGAGGCGGCGGTCAACCTGTTCAACCGTAACACCAATCTCGACCGCACCTTCGTCAATGCGATGTCGCTCACTGTCATGCCGGTGTGGTACTGGACCGACGTGACCGACTGGGCGATCTCGGCCGCCGTCGCGGACGTGCCCGGCATCGAGATCGGCTTCCTCGACAACCAGCAGGAGCCGGAGCTCTTCGTGCAGGACAACCCCACCGTCGGTTCGATGTTCACCAACGACAAGGTGACCTACAAAATCCGGCACATCTACGGCGGCAACGTCGTCGAATACCGCGGCTGGGACAAGTCGGTGGTGGCCGGCTAGGCCAGTGCTGAGTTCTGAGTGCTGAGTAACCAGGAGAACACGATGAAGCGCTTTTCAGGCACCTTCAAAGCCCTTGTAATCGCCGGCGTCCTCGCCGCGCTGGCGATCGCGCTGCCGGTATCGGAGCCGGCGATCGCGGCCACGCCGAACGTCACGCCGGGCGCCGGGCAGGTCGTCGTCATCCCGTTCCACATCAGCGGCCAGTACACGGCCACCACGTCGAACGTCATCCGCTTCGCGATGCCCTTCCCGTGCGATGTGCTGGGCGTGGGAGCAACCGCGCGCGCCTCCGGCGGCACCAGCCCCACGCTCACGGTGGATGTGCTCTCCGGCGGCTCGACGATCCTCTCGGCGCCGATCTCGATCACGGCGGGCACCTACTCCGAGGGCACGGTGACCACCGTCGCCGTCCCGGACGAGAACGCGATCACGGTGACGCTCACGATCGGCGGAACGAGCCCCACGTGGAACGACATCACGGTGCTGATCACGGTGGCGCGAAAGTAAACACGACGACTTGAGCCCAAAGGGCGGGCGCGGTAACCGCCCCGCCCTTTTTATTGAACGATGCACTCCGACTATCAGACGCTGGTCAGCGAGCTCACCCGCGACGACGCCGCGAAGATCCAGGCGGCGGAGCGCGACCGGGCGATCGACCTCGCGGTCAAGCGCTACTCCAAGGACCGGCCGCAGGAAAAAACACAGGACGTGACGCCGGACGACGCCAATCACCTGCCGCTGCCGGCGCTGTGGGAAACGGACTTCTCGGAGCTGCGCTCGCTCGAATACCCGATCGGGAGCGTGCCGCCCAACATCATCGGCCAGGAGCGCTACGGCTTCTACCGCTCGCCCACCGCGCTGAAGATCCAGCTGCTCGACGCAGTGGCGGTGGCGGCGGCGAACGTACGCGCGACCTTCACCATCCGGCACGCGGTGTCCATGTCGGCGGACTCCATTCCCATCGAGGATCGCGAGCCGGTCGCGTGCTGGGCCGCCGCCGTCCTGTGCGACCAGCTCGCCGCGCTCTACTCGGGCAACACCGATTCGACGATCCAGGCCGACAGCGTGCAGCAGACGAGCAAGGCGCAGGAATACGCCGCGCGCGCGAAGCAACTGCGGAAGCGCTACATGGACGAGCTGGGCGTCGAGGACAAGCGCTCGGAGCCCGCCGGCGTCGTGGTCAATCTCGACTTCCCCGACAGCCAGGGGCAGGACCGGCTCACGCACCGGAGCGCGTTCCGATGATGCCGGTCAAGATCGAGCTCGCGGGCTTCGCCGAGCTGGACGCAGCCTGGGCCAAGGCCCCGGACATCGTGCGCGAGGAGATGACCCGCGCGATGTCGGAGTCCGAATTGCTGATCGAGCGCGAGGTGAAGGAGAAGACGCCGGTGGGCGTGGGCGGCGGCGGCGGGCTGCGCGGCAGCATCGCGGCGCAGTCGCCCGAGGTGAGCTCCGACATCGTGCTCGGCGTCGTCGGCACGGCGATGGCGCACGCGGTGCCGGTCGAGATCGGGACGAAGCCCCATTTTCCCCCGGTGCAGCCGCTCGAGGACTGGGTCATTCACAAGCTCGGCGTGGCGGAGAAGGACGCGCACGGCGTCGCGTTCCTCGTCGCGCGCAAGATCGCCGCGCGCGGCACGCTCGCCGTCGGCATGTTCCATCGCGCCTTCAACGAGAACCAGGCGCAGGTCGAGCAGATGTTCGCCGCAGCCCGGCAGCGCATCGCCGAGCGGTTGACGGCGAGCGGCGCATGAACGATGCCCACGCTTGCACAGATCCGCGAGGCCATCCGCGCCCGAGTGGCCGGCATCGCCAATATCGGCAAGGTGAACGACTACGAGCGCTATGCCACGCACATGAGCGATCTGAAGACGCTCTACGTCGCCACCATCGCGGGCGCCGACCAGCTGCGCGGCTGGCACATCCGGCGGGTCTCGAAGCGGGAGAGCTACATCGATCTCCAGCGCTGGGTCATCGTCAACAACTGGCTGATCCGCGGCTTCATGGCGCTCGACGATTCGGCGGGCAGCGAGAAGACCTTCGACGACCTGGTGGAGGCGGTGTGCGACATCTTCGACACCACCCCCACGCTGATCGCGGACCCCAACTACGCGGAGGTGGTCCTCGACGAGGAGTCGGGCGGCGTGCAGGTGCCGGAGAGCGGCCCGGTGATGTTCGCCGGCGTGCTCTGCCACGCGGCGCGGTTGACGCTCGCCACGCGCCATTACAAGTAGGAGCGCAACGATGAACGATGAATTCGCGGGCCAGGGCGGCGCCTACGTGATGCGCGACGGCAGGCGCGTGCGGGTGGAGGAGCCGACGAAGGACCACCCCGAGGGCAACCGCCCGCGCGATGCGGACGGGCGGCCGCTCGACCCCGCGCCCGAGCCCGAGCGGCCCACGCCGTCCCCGGAGCGCCCGCGTGGCGGCCCGCGCAAGCTCACCTCGCTCGACACGTGAAAGCTAACGGAGACGCGCCATGCTGAAATTCAAGCGCAAGGTCCTGCTGTTCAAGCTGGAGGCCACCTACGGCACCGACTCCGTGCCGGTCGCCGCGACCGACGGGCTGCTGGTGCGGAACCTCAGCGTGCAGCCGCTCAAGCTCTCATACGACGAGCGCGGCGAGCTGGTGCGGCCGTTCTATGCCAACGAAGGCAAGGTCGTCAGCGGCCAGTGGAGCGAGATGAGTTTCGAGATCGAGATGGCGGGCGCGGGCGGCGCGGTGGACGCGGTCGCCAAGTACGCCCCCGTGCTGCGCGCGTGCGCGCTGGCGCAGACGGTCAACGCCGCCGTGAGCGTGCAGTACGACCCGGTGTCCACGGGCGAGGAGTCGGCCTCCGCCTATTGGCAGATCGACGGCCGCCAGCACAAGATGCTCGGCTGCCGCGGCTCGAAATTCGGCATGATGATCGAGGCCGGAAAGATCCCGGTCTACCAGTTCAGCTTCATCGGGCTGCACGTGCAGCCGACGGATACCGCGCTGACGCCCGCGACCCTGACCGGGTTCACGAAGCCGGTCGCGGTCAACAACGCGAACACCACGCCCTTCACGCTGCACGGCTTCGCGGGCAAGTTCCGCTCGTTCAGCTTCGACATGGCGCTCGCGGCGGCCTACCGCAACGGCCCGAACCATGAGAACGTGGTGACGACCGGGAGGAAGCCCACCGGCAAGATAACGCTCGAATCCGAGTTGGTGGCGACCAAGGACTGGTACTCGATCATCAAGGCCGGCACCACCGGCGCGCTCGCGATCACCCACGGCACCGTCGCGGGCAACAAGGTCAAGTTCGACGCGCCGAACGTGGCGATCACCGAGCCGGACGAGCCGGACGACGGCGGCATCCTGATGCTCTCGGCGTCACTCGACTTCATCCCGGGCGCCACCGGCAACGACGAGTTCAGGATCACGACGCTTTAATCAGTGCTGAGTGCTGAGTAACGAGTGCTGAGCAAAAACTAGAGGCCAAACACTCCGCACTCAGCACTTCGCACTCAGTACTCCGTGAGCGGCATTCCCCAGGCCCGGCCGCCCGCGGTCAGGCACCTACAAGAACAGCAAAGCCAAGGGTCGGGGGCTTCGCGATGGGCAAGCCTTAGCGCTGGCCCATCTTTTTTTGAAAGGTTTCAAGGCATGTTCAAGGTATCCAAAAACCGCATCGTGAAGGACTGGCCGGTGGTGATCCCGGTGCCGCAGGACGGCGGGCGCGTGATGAAGTACGACTCGAAGGCCGATTTCGAGATCATCACGCAGCCGGAGCACGACGCGATCAGCGCGCGTGGCGGACAGGACGTCGACCTGTTGAACCGCGTGGTGGTCGGCTGGCCGGACGACCAGTTTCAGACCGAGGATGAAAGGCCGCTGCTCTTCAACGAGGAGAGCAAGGCGCAGCTGTTCGCGATCTCCTACGTGCGCCAGGCGTTCGTCACCGCCTATCTCCTCGCCTTCACCGGGCGCGAGGGCCAGCGAAAAAACTAGCCGACGCCGCGCGCTGGTGGGCCGAATCGGGCAGGCGCGGCGGAGGCAGGGACGAGGCGGCGGAGGATCTCCGGTTCTACGGGGCGAACGAAGACACGATCGAGGCAGTGCTCGGCGATGACAGTGAAGATGAAGCCTTCGAGGTGTGGCCGGAGAACTGGCGGGCGCTGCAGGTGTTCCTCAACTGCGCGCGCTCCTGGGACATTCTCGCCTTCCCCGG